ATCCAAATTTGATGAAGAATGTAACAAGTGGGTATCTGATAATTGTGCCTAACTAATGTATAGGCAAAACAGCCCTACTTCGGTGGGGCTTTTTTTTGTAACAAAAACAGGGCTAATTTGTTTCTAAATGTCCTTTCGGGCAATCCGCATAATTTTATCGTAATTCACATCATGCACCGTGGCCGCTTCGGTTGCCGCTTCAAAGCGATTAACTGAACCTTTAAGCAGTTCACGGTACATCAGGACAGCAAAGTACATTCGGCTGCTGTATTGGGCTTTAATAGAGTTATGATGGGCACGTGGGGCACATTGGTAGTTCGTAATGGGTTCGGAAATTGCAACCGTGCGTCTTTTGTATTCAATATCCCGCAAAACAATGGGGCTACTTTGGAAATTTTCTTCGCTCATAGTGTTTTTTTGGGCAAATATGCGGAAAAATACCATTCACTTCGCCAAACACTACTTAATTTTGTAATAGTCGGCAGCCCAGCCGAACCTAAATCGGGCATAGTCGGGTAATTTCGCCCCCGAAACACGGCGAAAACAAACAAATGACAAACTAAACTTAAAAACTATGTCAGCTTTATCATCTTTTATTGCTTGCCCTAACGTGCAGCTATCCTTGTTCGATTCCTTCGGGTACGACAACCTGAAAGCCGAGCCTTTGCCTTTGCTTTCTTTCATTCTTTCTGCCCAAAACCGCAGCGAGGTTATTCAAAATCAAATCAACTTTCGCGACCACGGCCGCAAAACGGTTGAAGTGGTTTACGGACAGCGTTTCTTGGAATCTATGGTTCAGGACGGAGGCCGAGTTACTTGCGGAACTTTTGCCAACGATGGCGAAACTTCTGTTTTGTATTCGCTAACCCCTTCCGATGGTTACCACGTTGGTTTCAAATTGACCGCTTCCGAGTTGGAAGAACGTTGCGAGCAGGATTCTGCGTACATCGCACGTGAAATCTTCAAAATGATGGACGTGCTAACCCGCAAAGTTGCGACCAACGCTGCCATTCAGCTTGTTGCAAACAGCGGCAACTTCGCTTCCGATGTCGATGCTGGTAGCCCCGCTGGTACTTCAACCTTCAAAACGACTACCACCTTCTCAAGTAACGTTCCACAAACTACCGCCGTTGAGGATATTGCTTTCCAAAACATGAGCAACGACTTTACCCAAATGCCTTTCGTGTTTGGTGGCGAAAAATGGTGGAAGTACATCAAGGCATTGAACGCAATTGCCCCCGGTGCTTTCAACGATGGCGGTGTATCTGCTTCATTGTATGCTTCACAAGCTGGTGTTACTTTCGGATATGACCGCCGCATCCAATTGAATAGCGGAAATGCCCTAAACGCATTAGCCGTTATTCCCGGTGCAATTCAAATGATTTCGTTCAACGAATTCAAAGGTATCTTGGAAATGAACGACAGCACTTTGGTACAAGGTACTTTACAGCACCCCGACCCAGCGTTGCCATTGACCTTTGACTACCGTGCCGAGTACACTTGTAACGGTGCTGACCAAAAGGTTTGGAACTTCGAGATTTCGCTGAACCACGATTTCATCTTCTTGCCTGCCGATATGTATCAGGCTGGCGACAGATTGGAAGGTGTTAACGGAATCCTGACCTTCCGCTCAAACTAATCCATAGCGGATTCACAAATACAGGGGGGCGAAATGCCCCCCTTATTTTAAACCCCATGAAATACAAACCAAAACCAAAACCGACATCACGGCCCGGAGGGTGCAATTGTGGTGGCCGATAAACTTTTGCTATGCCAACAACTTGCCTTACCGACCTGATATTTGTGCCCGATGGTTGCACCGCATTACCAAGCGGCAAAACTTCGCTTTCACAATTGCCGGGCTTCGACATTAACCATGCCGACTACCTAAACGACAGCCAGCAATTAAGCGGCTACGAGGTCATGCAAGATGCAGTTAACAGGGCAAGCGATAAAATTGTGAGCGACTTTCGTTCGCACATGGACATCAAAGGCCGTTTTGCTTCGGTCGTTGACAAAGGTACAATCGGCTTCTTTGACGAAAACAAGGTTACCGATGCAGTTAAAGCTGGGCAATATGCTGGCCTTGAAATACTGGTCAGCGACTACCCATATTTGAAATTCAACCTGAACAGCGTTTCGGTGTTCTTTGCTGGGGCGGTTACCGACAACCTTTACATCATCGATGTTATTCAGGGCAGAATTATTGACACGATACCTTTCACTTCGGTGGCTGGGCAAATAACAAACGTGCTGATCAATAAGACCTACCCAACAAACGGCCAAGACCTTCATTTGATGGTTGCCGTTGACGCTGGGCTTTCGGTTGCCTTTGATACGTGGATCAACCCAACCAACTGTGCAAGCTGTTCTAAGGGCCGCCGTTCACGCTTCAGCGACTTGCTGTTTACAAGGGCCGTAAAAACCAGTAAAACTGGAAGCCTAACTGATACCGCACTTGTTGGCATTGGCTATACCCACGGCGTATCGTTAAACTATTCAATTGAATGCGATGACAACACGTGGCTGTGCCAGTTTAGCAACCGACTACGAAGGGCCATGCTATATGCCAGCGGCGTTGAATTGATGGATGAGGTGCTTTTTAGCGATAGGCTGAACAATGTTACCACGATAAACAAAGAGGACGCTAACGAAAAGCGAAGCCTTTATGTGCAATACTACAACATCGAACTGCAACAACTGTTGGTCAACCTTCGCTTACCGAATGACCGATGCTATTCTTGCACCCCGATGGTTGTTAACCGAGTAAATATCCCGTAATGAAATCTACTTTTGCCTACATGTCGGCTTCAATACTTGCCTTTTTCGCCCCCGTGGCTGGCATAATGATTGCCATAGGAGCCTTTATTGCCCTTGATACCTTGCTTGGCGTTATGGCCGCACAGAAAATAGGCGAGAAAATCGAAAGCAAAAAGCTGAGCAAGGTGGTTTGGAAGATGCTAATGTACCAAGCCGTAACCCTTTCGTTTTTTATTATGGACGTTTTCATCGTTGGCGACCTTCTTGGCACGTTAATCAACACCCCATACGTATTAACAAAGACGGTAGGGGTTGCGTTGATTGCCATCGAGTTTAAAAGCATAGATGAAAACATCGAGAAAATGACAGGCACAACCCTACTCAAACGCCTGTACCATTTAATCGCCAAGGGCAAAGATATTGCAAGCAAAATCAAGTAATTAACCCGTTGTTTGCTGAATTGCCCTGACGAAAGTTGGGGCTTTTCTTTTTGTGCCAAGTGTTAAAAAGTGTTAACGCTGGCGTTTCGTATTGTTTAAAAGTTTACTATTGCAGAACAAATTTAAACGCCATGCAAATTGCAATTCAATGGGCCTTGCCCGACCGCTCCTCCCACATTCGCAAGCTAAACATTTGGCTTGATGAACAAAAAATTAACCGCCTAAAACATTACGAAGCCGATGCCGAAATGACCGACTGGCTTTTAATGATTTGGGCCAAAAACCATATCAGGGCTAAATACAACACAGGCAATGCCGACCCGATTCTACTAAACTGCCAAATACTAAACCAATGATTCTTATTAAACTAATAGCCGCTATTATCATGATTGAAAGCGGCGGCAATGACCTTGCATACAACAAACGTGAAGACGCTTGCGGCTGTTTGCAGATTCGCCCGATAATGGTTGCCGAGTTCAACCGCATCGGCATACCGTTTACTTTAGATGATAGGTGGAACTGCGGCAAATCAATGAAAGCGTTTGACATGTGGGTACTTACCAACCGCTACGCAAACGCCGAGGTTATCGCCCGCAAATGGAACGGTGGGCCCAACGGACACAAAAAGGCATCTACCCTTAAATACTGGAAAAAAGTAAAACAACAACTACAAACAAACAAACCAAGATGAAGTACGAAATTAGAGAAACCCCATCAACAGGCGGCGGCAAAATCCAAGTAATTGCAAAGCCCGAAAAAGGCAAACCATTCATCGCCGCATCGCTTCGCTGGGTTGGTGGCATATTGCCCCAAGAAACCATAATGCGGCAAGCAGTCAAAATCGTTGAAAACCTTGTAAACTTTAATAACCAATAAAACCAAACAACCATGCAAATCTATCAAAGCATCGCCAACATCATGACCGAAGTTTCGGCCATTGGCAAGAACAACAAAAACGCCCAGCAGGGGTACAACTTTAGAGGCATCGATGACCTTTACAACGCCATTCACCCGCTATTCGCACGCAACGGCGTATTCATTACAAGCGACGTGGTCAGCAACAACCGGGAAGAACGCACAACGGCCAAAGGCGGCTTGCTACTTTACACCATTCTTCGGGTAAAGTTCACGTTCTACGCAATAGACGGCAGCAGCGTGTTTTCAATCGTTGAGGGCGAGGCCATGGACAGCGGCGATAAGTCAACCAACAAGGCCATGTCAGCAGCTTTAAAGTACGCACTAATGCAAATGCTACTTATACCTACCGAGGAACTTAAAGATGCCGACAAAGACACGTATTCAGTTGCCGCCAAGGTGCAGCAGCCTATTGCATTTTTAAGCCTACCCACTAAGATGCAAGACCTTTGCAATCAGTTGTTCGACATTTCCGAACAACTGCCCGAAGTTAGCCGAGCCAAGGCAAACCCTTTCAACGATGGCGAGTGCATCAACGTAAAGGCGTGGGCAAACAGCCAAGCAACAGTTGAAAAGGCAATTGCAATCTATTCAAAACAAATCGGCAATGAAGGAGTTTAAAGCACGCTGTTCTGCCATTGGTCAAATTATGGCCAATGGCAGGGGGAAGGATACGGCCGGGGCAACTTGCTACGGCTACCTTCAAGATTGGGTTGTTGAGCAACTTTTCGGAGTACGCCGCCAACTGGACACAAAGCCAATGGCGAAGGGCAGGGCGGTTGAAGATGCCGCCATCGAATTCGCTGGGGCCCACCTTGGCTGGTTCATGCCCGAAAAGAACGAACGGTTCTTTGAAAATGATTGGCTAACTGGCACGCCCGACATCGTTGAGGGTACAAGCATTGTGGACATTAAGAGTAGCTGGGACGCTTTTACCTTCCCTTTGTGGGATTCTAAACCGCCGCTGGGGTATGTGTACCAGTTGCAAGGTTATATGGCCTTAACGGGCCTTAAAAACGCCCAATTGGTTTACGTGCTTATGCCAACCCCTGAAGAAATATGCGGCGAGGTGCAAAGCTATGACCATGTGCCAGCGAAATACCGCATTAAGGCTTACGAAATAAAGCGGGATGATGTGCTAATCGAGGCAATTTATGACAGGGTACAAATGTGCCGCAATATTATTGAAGTTGAACTATTAACAAAACTGAAATGACAGACCGACAAATTGAACGCTACTTGCTTAAACAAAGCAACAACAGGCTATTTGAACTTAGGGTTGAAATAGACCGCATCATTAACAGCCGCAACGATGAGTTTTTTAAAATGAATTTGAGAAGCGAAGATCAGCGGGCTATTATTAAAGCTGCATCCGACTATTGGGGCGTACCTTATGAGGCCGCATATAGCAAGCGAAGGTTCAAGGAAATCCAAGAATTCAAACACGCATTCAGGTTTACGCTGCGATGTGCTACATCAATGAGTTTGCAATCTATTGGCAAGATGCTAAACTGCGACCATGTAACCGTTATGCACAGCATTAAATATGTGCAGGATTCTATCTTGGCTGACCCCACATATTATTTGCGATGCATCGACTTTTGCGACCACATTAAAATGGTAATGCAAGAATTGGAATTAAACAAAAATAAGCCTACCTTTTACGAAATACCTTGCGACATTTTCTTTCACAATTAACAACAAACACCATGACAAAAACAGAATTAGAAAAACTTGGCTTTCAGCACCTAAACGGCGTGAACTGGGGCTTGCTCATCAAACCAATTTACCTTGGTGCCCCGCTTATTATTCGGGCATCAACTACGGGGGTTGTCGCCACCATTAGCCTTGCAATTAAGGAAGGGGACGAACCCAAAGAACTGCCCATCGGCAATTGTGCGAACCGGTATGCCGACTTGAAACACCTGATATCTTGGTGCGGCATGACGGGGGCCGACATCAGCACGTATATCGTGGAAAAGTTGATCACCGAACGCAAGCAAAAGAAAAAATAATTACCTTTAACCCATAACCATTTAACCATTTAACCATGTTACAAATTCAATTGATTGGCCGTATTGGCAAAGATGCCGAGTTAGTCGGCAAGAACAAAGACATTGCAACCTTTTCGGTAGCGGTCGGCAAAGGCGAAGAAACCCAATGGTTTCGCTGTGCCCTGTTTGGCAAGAACAACCAGCCCGCTGGGGTTGCCAAGTTCTTGAGCAAAGGGACACAGGTGTACATTAGCGGCCGCCCGGTGCTTGACGTTTACAAAGACAAAGAGGGCAACGATAAAATCGGCACAGACATCAAGGTGCTGGTAAACCAAGTTGAACTGCTTGGCGGCACACGTACCGAATCAGGCGGCAACCATTTGCCACAAGTCGCAGAAATCGATGGCGATAATTTGCCATTCTAAGATAGTGTGTTAGTGTTAAGGAAGGCCCAGCAGCGATGTTGGGCTTTTTTTATGCCGCCGAATGCCGCCAAGTGTTAAAAAGTGTTAAAGCAAATTTTGGTATTGATATTCTTTTTACTATTGCAGTACACAATAACACAAACACACGCAGCCATGAAAAACGCAACATTGATTTTTGAAACAACGGTAGTAGAAACAAAAAACAACTACACCATTGAAGGTACTATTGAAAAAGAATTTGACATGAAAAAACCAATTATGAAAAAAATTCTTTATGGAGTTGAAATTGAAAAACCAACAGCTTACAGGATTTATACTCACGAAAACGGAATCTCCAGGACTTGGGTATTTGGTGACTTAGAATTAAACCCAGGTCGATTTAATGTAAAAAAAGTTTCTAAATAAAAAAAGAAACGGGGGCGGGCAACCGCCCCTTTTAACCTTTAACCCCTAAACACTAAAAACCATGATTTACGCAAACCACCTTTACAACTTGGCAACCAGCAAGCCAAGAATTTCAATGGCCGAAATCGAAGCCATCTGCATTGACAAAGCCAAGCAAGGCGAATTTCACTGCTTGGTACTTTACCCAATTGCTGAAAAAGACATTGAAAGGCTAAGAATGAACGGCTTTAGGGTTGAAAAGCACAGCAACGCAAGCTACCGCATTGACTGGTCAATACCTACTAACTTTTAACCCTTAATACACACAAAACCATGAAACATTACTTTACACTTGGCTACCGCTTTCAAGATGAATGCTTTGCTTTTTACGGCGAATGCACGAACGAAATGACGGTTGAAGAAACCGACCTACGCCGCAGAGCAAACATCGCTGTGGTTGGCATTGACTTTGACCTTATGCTGCATTTAACGAACCCTGACAAGGACGATGTGCGGCCAACCAAGGCAAGCATATCAAACCAACCGTACCTTGATAGCATTGAAGGTGGCAATACGTATTTTGCTTACCTGAACCGATACCTGAACGATGACAATGACTTTGTGATCAGCTGGGAATTTGAAAGCCCCAGCACGCTGCTTTTCATTTACAACGATGAATCGGGATGGAGCGTAGAATACCAACACGATGAACCGCTATTCGCAATGGACGGGTTCTTGCACGAAATTGTGAACATCGCTAATACGCTTTCTTTCAAAGAGGGCTACGAGTACATTAAAACTTCACGCAGCGGCATTCATGTAATGGCTCAATTTTTGGCACCATTGATGTAATGTTGGCAAATGTTTGTATATTTGTGCAAGCAGTGAAAAGCTAATAAGGTCAAATGAATAAACTTTAACCCGCCATTTGTTCGGGGGTAGCGTAGAAACGGAGGCCACCTTGCCAATTTTCACCCGTTTTTACCGCCCCCCAACAGGTGGCTTTTTTATTAAACTTATGTGCGGATACATTCAGCTTCACAGAAAAATAAAAGATTGGGCATGGTATCATGATTTGCCCGTAAAATCTGCCTTTATTCATTGCCTACTTTCGGCAAATTTTATGCAGTCAAAGTTCGGCAAACTTACCATTCAGGCTGGGCAATTTGTTACCAGTTATGAAAGATTTGCCGACCAATCAGGGCTTACAAAGAAGCAAGTTAGAAGAGCAATAGACGTGCTACAAGAAAGCGGCGAAATCGTTTGGAAAGGGCACGGTAAATTTTCGCTTGTAACCCTTGTGAATTGGGGCAGTTACCAAGGTTTAGAAACAGCCAAAGGGCAAACAAAGGGCACATCAAAGGGCATAACACAAGGCACATCACAGGGCACATCACAGGGCATATATAATAAAGAAGGTAATAAAGAAACAATTAAAGAAGGTAATAAAGAGAGTGTGTACACACGTGAAAACTTTATTGATGACTTACTTGGCGAATTCAAAACCGATGCCGACTTGCGAAGCGTAACGAAAACATGGCTTCAAAAGAAAAAGGTAATTACCGAAAAGTCGATGCAAATTTCAAAGGCCGAAATACAAGGGCATAACAAAAGCGAAATGTATGCAGCAATAATGGCCGCAGCCGACAAAGGTTGGGCACAGCTATACAGCCGAAAAGATAAGCAAAGCAAAGGCACATCAACAAGCCTGCCAGCGGGCAAGCCTTGGTTAGACCCAGCAACCATAGCCGCAGCCAAGGCGAGTGCCGAGCGGCTTAAGAAACTTGAAAACCGAAGCGAGGGCGTAACACAATTTTAAGCAGCAAAAATGGAACAGCATAAATTGAACCCAGCGTTAAAAACAGATAGCTTTTCTTTTCTTGAATGTTCTTGGGAAAGCGTAAAGCATTTGTTTCTTGCTTACCATTACCTTAAAACAATGCCAGCAGGAATAATGGCAGTTTATGGATTGTTCGATGAAAGGGAATTGGGCAAAGCGGTAGGAGGGGCTGTTTTTTGTAACGGCAGAATACAATACGATGGAAGGCTTTTAGAGTTTAGCAGAATGTGGATAAGCGACCATTACGGCACAAATACAGAAAGTTGGTTTATGGCCAAATGCCTAAAAGCACTTAACAAGAAATTCCCAACTCATGAAGGAGTTGTAACATGGGCAGATTGCAATATCGGGCATAACGGTACAATTTATTTGGCAGCAAATTTCGTATATGATGGGGAAAGCAGAACGGTTAAAAAGTTCTTAGGCAAAAACAAAAAGGTTATTTACGAAAGAACATCAACTTCATCCGACATTTGCATTGGCAAAGAAATGCCCAAAAAAAGATTTATATACTATTTTGATTCTAAAATACGTGAACAAAAAAAGCAGCAACCTAAAACACAAAAACCTTAATTTTACTTTACCGCTATGAAACTAACACTACACGAAACAACACTTGACCGCCGTGCAATTGAACTTGCAAACGTGGTATTCAGCCCCGACAAAATGCGGCTAACAAAAGAACGTGCCGCCGCAGTTCGGCAGCTTTGCACCGCCTTTCAAAATGGCACACCGTTCTTCTTAACGGGCGATACAGGGACAGGTAAAACGATATACACCAAATTGTTTTTGGCCGCCCAGCCCGATAAGAAATTCGTTTACTACAATATGCGGCACTTGTTTCGGGAGTATGCGGCAATGAAAAACCCCGATGAATTCATCTTGGCGTTTATTCAAAAGACCCGGTACACGGCTTTAATTCTTGATGACGTGGGCAGCGACGAAGCGGTTGGTGCATACGGCAGGGCGAATACCATTCTTTACGATATTATCGAAAGCCGAATGGAAAGCAACCACCTGACAGGCATAATTTCAAACAACACCTTGTCCCAAATTTTGGCAAGGTTCGGGACGGACGGCCAGCCCGATGCACGGTTAACTTCACGCCTTAAAAAATGGGAAACCATTATCATGCCCGGCGATGACAACCGGGGCGTTTTCGATATATTGCCTTTTGCCCAATGGCCGCAAACCCAACTGCCAGCCGATGTCGAATTGCCAGCGATACCATGCCCTGAGCATCTTCGTGAAAGCATATACGAAAAGTTGGGCATCATTGCCAACAAGGTAGTTGATGCACCGCCCAGCAAAGCCGATGAACTTCGTAAAGCGTTTTGGGGCAATTCGGTAAAGCCATAACTTGACTGAACGACCTAAAAAGTAAAGTGATACCTTGACCAATAAACCATTCATTAACCCTACCTTGTAACTTTAATGACGCAAAAATGATGCAACTATGAGCAAGCTATTTTTAAAATTCAACCTTCCCGAAGAAGAAGCCGAGGCTAACTTTGCCCTAAAAGGCGGGGAGTATTTCTTGATACTGCATGACCTTTACCAAAAGCTGAGGGATATTACCAAGTACGGCAATAACCCTTTCATCGGCAGAACAGCAAGCGAGCAAGAAATGCTACTTGCCGAGCAGATACGGGAGTACCTTAACGAAAAAGATTTTAAGGATTTATGAAAATGAATTCAAGTTGCCCTACGGGGGGACAAATTGTCCCTATGAATATCGATACCGTTGCCGAGTTTTGGGCTGGCTTCGATTTCGACACCGCCCAGCCGATTGCGTTCATTGATTCCCAAAAGATAAATTGCTTGCGTACCTTTGTGAATGCCCACATTTTGTATTTAAAAGCAAACAAGGGCAAACCGCTTTACCTACCTTACTGGCTGCGGCTTGAAAAATTAACAAAGCATTATGCCGAAAAGCGTTGAACATCAAATACAATTGGCTTGCGTAAAGTACTTCAGGGCTGCGTTTCCCGACCTTTATTGCAACCTTTGGCATACCAATGGCCGAGCGATTGACAAACGAAACGGCGGCGTTCTAAAAGGCATGGGCGTTATTGCTGGCGTGCCCGACCTTTTGTTTTTTTACAAAGGCAAGCTACACGGCATCGAACTAAAGACCGCCAAGGGCACGCAAAGCGATGGGCAAAAAGAATGGCAAAAAATGGCATTGATGCACGGGGGCGAATACCACATTGTGAGAACCGTTGAACAATTCGTACTTTTGATTCAGCAAACAATTCAAAATGGTTAAGAACACGTTTATTGAAATAGTATCGCCGTTCACAATGACCAGCGTTGAACGAATGGGTGCTTTGTACGATTCCCTTGAGTACATAAGGGCAAACAACATTCAGGGCGATTTTGTAGAATGTGGCGTTTGGAAAGGTGGCAACATTTTGGGAATCATGGAATACCTTGCATTTCACAAAATGACCGACCGAAAGGTGTTTTTGTACGATACGTTTCAGGGCATGACACCGCCTGAAGATATTGACAAAGACCTAAACGGCAGAAAGGCAGAAAGCATACTTGAAGACGTTATGTGCATTTCGCCAATTGATGAGGTTCGGGAAACGATAAGCCGTTCAAGTTTTCCATTGGTAAACGTAATTTTTGTTCAGGGCGATGTTTGCGTTACCCTTAATGGTGCAAAGTACATACACGAAAACAACTTAGCACTACTTCGGCTTGATACGGATTGGTATGCGTCAACCAAAAAAGAAATGGAGGTACTTTACCCTAAATTGAACTTTGGCGGAGTTTTGATTGTTGATGACTACGGGCATTGGAAAGGTTCGAAAACTGCGGTTGATGAATACTTTGAAGGGCAAGGCATATCGCCAAAAATTGAACAAATTGACTATACTGGAATCAAAATCATAAAAAATGGTTAAACTTGTAAAAATCGGTTCGGTTAAGGGAAACAGCCGTAACCCAAGATTTATTCGGGATGAGAAATTCAAAAAGCTGGTGGCTTCGCTTGTGGAGTTTCCTGAAATGGCTACTCTTCGCCCTTTAGTGGTCGATGAAAACATGACCGTACTTGGCGGCAATATGCGGCTAAAGGCGATGCAAGAACTGAAATGGAAGGAGGTTCCCATTGTAGTTGCCGAAAATTTGACCGATGCACAGAAGGATGAATTTGTTATCAAAGACAATGTGGGGTTTGGCGATTGGAACTGGGAGCAGTTGGCAAACGAATGGGACGCAGAAGAACTGACAAGGTGGGGGCTTGATATACCGGGCTTTGATACCGAACTGCCAAACGATGAACCCGAAGAACAAGACGCAAACAGCCTGATAGTCGAGGCCGATATGATAACCTTGGAAGACCTTTTCGATGAACTGAAAAGCCGAGGGTTTAATGTTTCAATGAAATAAAACTATGGCGAACAATACGAACGCTAAAAAAAAGCTGATGCTTGAAGCCCTTGAAAAATCATTGGGCATCGTTACAACGGCATGCAAGTCGGTCGGGGTTGCACGGGTAACGCATTACGAATGGGTAAAGCTGGATGAAGAATACAAGTCAAAGGTTGATGAAATCATGGAGGTTCAACTTGACTTTGTCGAAAACAAGCTAATTGACCGCATCAACAAGGGCGATACTGTTGCGATAATTTTCTACCTAAACAGCAAAGGCAAGTCAAGGGGCTACAACAGGCCGCATGAAGAAAAGCGGGACAACGTGAAATGGCCGAGCAACTTTACTTTCAACATCGTGAAAAACGATGAAGAGGTATAATTTAAACCCGAAGCAGCACCAAACATTAACCGCAAGCGAAACCGAACGGCTGTATGCTTATGTCGGTGGCATTCGGTCAGGCAAAACCATAACGGGGGCACATTGGGCACTACATAACATCATTCATCAGCCCGAGATAAAGGGCGGCATCTTCAGCAACACGGTAAGCCAGTTGAACACGGCCACGCTATCCGAGTTCATTGGCGTACTTGAAGCATACGGGCTATTCAAAGGCGAACATTACGTGGCGAACAAAGACCCTGAACGCTACTTCGGTTACAAGTCAAAGTTTGAAAAGCACAACGGGGTTTGGTCATTTATGAACGGGGCACAGGTGATCACCTTCAGCATCGAAACAATGATACGAGGCATTGAACTTGGTTGGTGCTGGGGCGATGAGGTGCAAGATGCGGCGATTGATAGCCTTAACATTGTCATGGGCCGTATGTCAGGAGCCAAGTTCCCACGCACGCTGTGGACAATGACGCCGCCGATGGACAACCCTGATATCGATGAATTGATATGGGGCGAAAAGCAGATAGCACATACCATCGGCACAACGTATGACAACAGTGCGAACCTACCCGAAGGCTACATTGAGCAGCTTGAAAAGACCTACGACAGCCTGACCTTCAAACGGGAGGTGCTGGCCAACCGGGTTACGATGTCGGGGCTGAATTGGCTGTATTCATTCGACAGGCAAAAGCACGTGGGCAGTAAAGCGGCATACGATATAACCATGCCCGTGTACGTTTCGATTGACTTCAACAACAACCCGTTTACGGCTATATTAGCACACAGGGGCAGGCATCAAGATGGCAAACAGTACATTCACTACTTCGATGAGATTGCGTTAACGGCAGATCACATACAGGGCAAGACGTTTATCGAGGCGATGGTTGAAGAAATCTTCAGGCGAACCCCAGCACAGGTGCAGAACCGATTGTACTTTGTAACGGGCGATGCTTCGGGCCGTGCCCAGTCGGTGATTGCCAAGGTCGGCCAAAATATGTGGAGTGAAATCGTTGACCGCATGAGGGTATCGCCCAACAATTTACTGGTGCCAAGGTCGAACCCGCCGCATCAAGAATCAAGGCGGCTATGCAACAGTATCTTCAGCAACTACGATGAGGTGTTAATCAACCCGAAATGCAAGGTGCTTATCAGGGATTGTGAGTTCGTGAAAGCGTTACCCGATGGCGGTGTTGACAAAGGCAGCCGAACCAAGGTTGATAAACGTGCCGATGCCTTGGACTGCCTGCGGTACGATTTGCACGCCAACAATCGGCAGTTTATTTTCAGGTAAGTGGTTATAAAAGGGGCAAAACGTGGGGTGTTTGTGCCTTTAATGACAACAAAAAAAGCATGCACTTTAAAATCAATTGCATATTTTTAACACATGCAAGACCACGCTAAACAACTATTTGAGATAAACGACATATGGCCGGGCGATTTGGCTTTTCACCGGTTAGAACCCGAAGTGCCGTTGATTTGCTTAACCGTATGTTACAACGGCAGCGACAAACTTGAGTACGGCATCAAACATCGAGACGGTGTTGAGAGTTGCAGCCGCCACGAACTAATGACTGTGGTGGATGCCGAAATCAAACGTATCACAGGCAAATGACAACCAAAGAATACATCGCAAAGCTGAACAAAGCCGAGCGGGCAATCAACGGCAAACGGTTTGTCGGCTTGTCTTCAAGTGTTGGCCGCATGCAGTTCAAACGGGTGTTTGCCGAGGGCTTAGACGCTGGCGGCGGGCCGATTAAGCCCGACTATTCAACCAACCCGATAAGCATTGGCAAAAACCAAACGCCTGACAAATCAGCGGCAAAGTTTTACGAGGGCGGCTATCGTGAGTTCAAACGTGAATTAGGCCGAGGCAAGATGGTATTGTTTCGGCTATTCAGCCAAATGTATTTGCAGTCCATTGTGAACCCTGAACTGAAAATTAGCAACACAGGGTTCGTTATAGCGACAGGCATGACCTACAACCCTGGCAACCCGAAAGGCAAAGTTGATGGGCTTTTGGACAAATATGGCGATGCTTTTAAGTTTTCGGACGCTGAACGCAAAGAGTTTACCGACAGGGCACAGCAAATAGTTGTAGATTTGTTTAAATGATAAGCGACATTCTATCGTATTTGAACGCCCGGCTGCCCAATATTTCGGCAGTAACACGCCCTTTGTGCCAACTTATAGAAGAAACGGGCAAAGACGGCAACCTTCGCACCTTCCCCGTGGTTTACGATGGCAACGGCAACCTTGACTACATTACACGTTTCGATTGGCGTACGGGCATGTCCTTTTGGCTGAAGAACGGGGCCGAAGATATTGAACTGCTTGACCGGGTACGTGCCAACAAAGAACGGGTGCAGATTACCATTCCCTTAAAGTTTCATTGGATTGGTACCCGAACCACGTGGCAGAACGATACGCAATACCTTGAACAGTACATCTTGCTTGCACTTCAAAAGGCGGTAACGGTTGACAATATCCCCAGCCTGCGGGCTACCCTTGGCCTTGACCGAATCAAAACGGTTGTAACCAATCGGGAGTACGGTGCCGAAACCCTTAACGGCGTGTTTGACAACATCGACCTTCGACTACCCTTGGACATGGCCGCTGCGATGCTGGAGGTTAACTTGATTTTAACAGGCGATGCCGATTGCATTGTGGGCGAATCTTGTGCATCACCGGGCGGCATTGCACCAATATCATGCGAGATTGACCTCGCACGAAAGCACGATTTCGTTGCACCTTATTCGTACTGCGGCACGGCCTACCTTGGCACGTCAACCAGCACGCCTACTTGGACAATTTACCGCATACAGGTTGCCAATGACGGCAGCATCACAATCCAATCGGCAGTTAATGTTGCTTGGGACGACAGATACACAGTAATTTACACATAAAGACTATGAATACAAATAAACCAATCACCGTTGACGGCGTTACCTACAACAAGGTAGCAGCATCACTATCTTCAATGCCTTTATTCAGAGAAGCTGAAATTGGACAAACTGTAGCCATTAGATTGCAGTATTACACCCACGATGAAAATGGGAATGTAATTAGACCTGAAGACCCATCACAATATGACGTTCCTGTTGTATATGGTGATGTTACTACTTCAGGTGATGCTGATGCATTAAAAGCATTTGCTAAGATTACCGAAGCTATTCAAGAGTACATTAACGCAAAAGGTCTTTAATCATGGCTATTAGATTTGCAAGGCAAGCTGGTAACTGGAGTGACCCTTTAACTTGGGATGATGGGTTAACAATTCCTACTACAGGTGATGAAGTATATTTGAACAACTACAATATTACCATCAATCAGGATGTAACTACAGGGTTTATTTCTAACAGTCAAACACCTATTGGTGTCCCATTAGACCCAATACCTGACATGACCTCTAACACAAGTCCTGTTGGTGTAGGGCAAGCATTTGCAACACAAAATAGTGTTACTGCTTGGAAAGTTTTTAGAAAAGGTTTAAATACTTTTTCTCCATTAGCAGACCATTGGTTAGGTGCTGTGAATGGTGGTCAAATAGGGTATCAATTTAATACACCAAAGAGCATTCAAAGGTATGCGTGGCATCAAAACACAGCCGCAGGTTCAAGACCTAGAGATTGGACATTCCAAGGAAGTAATGATGGTGTAATATGGGTTACACTTCATACTGTTGTTGCAGCAGCAAGTGCTGCTACATATAATAGCCCAAACATTTCCAATCCTTCTTCATATACATACTACAGGATAAATGTTACGGCTGTTCAAACAGGAGGTTTTACCCTTTGGTTAAATGCATTAAGCATGACCGAAAGTACCTCTTTAGGTAATGGATACCTTAGTGGTGGGAGTGCTACAATTTCTACATCAAGAACTGTTAACGCTGATTTGTATAGTGGTGCAGCAGCAACATTTATGACTGTTTCTGCAACAGCTCCTAGTATAGTAAACATTACTGGTAATTTACCAGGAACAAAAGTTGTGGCCTCCTCAAGAGCAATGACTGTATCAGGTAATTGTACATTAAATTTTGTAGGTAATATTGTAAGCGCAGCACCAAGTATAGGCGCTAGACAAGATGTAAAAGGTATTGTGTTGACGGCTTCTGCAACATTGAACGTAACAGGAGATGTATATGGTGGAACAAATACAATAGAAGGTACAACAAGCTCAGAAAATATTGGTATTTGGTCATCAAATGGAGCAACTATAAATGTAGTTGGAAATGTAGAAGGTGGTACAGGTGCAAGAAACAGAGGTATTCAAATGGTTTCAAATGATACATTAAATGTTACAGGTAATGTAACAGGTGGTGTTGGTAGTAGTACAACAGTACCAATACAAGGAATATTATTAGGGTCTTCAACTATACCATGCACTATAGTAGGAAATATATCATCAGGGGTTAATTCATATGGAGTTTTTGGCAGTGCAACACCATTAAGAATTACTGGAAATCTTATAAATCATTCAAGCGGAAGAATAGCAGTTTTTAATGTTCCATTTTTATTCTTAGAAAGCACTAATATGAGTTGGGAGTTTAGGAAATATGATTTGACCACAAACACGCTATACACCCCCGGTGTTGCAACTGGCCACCCAGCTACCAACAATGTAAGAACAGGTGTTGTTTACGGCCCGACAAACAACCTAACGGGCACTTGCGCAGTACCTCCTGCTGCTGCTGTAAGCTTTGGTGTTCCTGTTGACAATACGGTTGGGACTGCAAGCCTTGATGCTAATGCCTTGGCGGCAGCATTAAACACAAGCCTATCGGCAAGCCTACCAACACCGATATCTGCAAGCCTACAAGCAAGTTTGCCAACGCCGATATCTGCAAGCCTACAAGCAAGTTTGCCAACGCCTATTGCAACAGCACTAAACACAAGCCTATCGGCAAGCCTACCAGCCGCAATCGCACCGCTGTTGTGGGACGAATCGGTTACCAACATAACCACGCCTAACAGCATTGGCGAACGGTTAAAGAACTGTTCTACCGTTGCGACCACGGGGGCACAAATTGCATCATTTAACCCGTAAACCATGCGACCAATTAACTACATCGTTTTGCACACCACGGCCAGCAACATAACGGCCACGGCTGATAGCATTAACCGATACCATAAAAAGGTGTTGAACTGGCGTTCGCCCGGCTACCATTTCATTATTGAACGTGATGGCAAAGTAGTTGACAACTGGCCAATTGAAAAGACGACCAACGGGGTAAAGGGCCACAACCACGACAGCATTCATATTAGCTACATTGGCGGCATTGATGAAAAAGGCAAGCCTACCGACAACCGTACTAAAGAACAGAAGCAAGCAATGGCAGAACTGGTTACCAAGCTAACCGACAAGTTCCCAAACGCTAAGGTATTGGGGCATCGGGACTTTCCTAATGTGAACAAAGCCTGCCCATGTTTTGGTGCGGGGGCTTGGTGGGCATCCGTTAAGAAATGTTAAAAAACCTTTTCGGTGTTGGGAAACACTTAATTTCATACAAACAATTGGGGAACTTATGACTGAACAACAAGTAAAAATCATAGACAGCTACGTTGATACCCAAGAGGCGGGCTTTTTTAAACGCACATTAGCCCGCAAAATTGTAATGGAAAACCCCGGTGCGTTTGAGCAAACGAACAAAGAGGTTGATAGGGTGCGATGTTCAATCCGCTACCGAACGGGTGCGGCAGGCGACAGGCTAAAAGGCTTTGCAACAGTTAGCGGTTCGTTGCGGGAAAACCTATACAACCCTGAGCAAATGAAGCCCAGCGAGTACATGCAAGCGTTCATGGGCCGAGGGGAAAAGACCAGCAAAGAGGTATGGCATCTGCCCAATAACATTCGCAAGCCCTTGGTTTTGTCCGAC